TTTTATTTTGACTGAACCAGATTTTATTAAAGAAAATAAATATCAAGGTTTAATTATTAATAGAACTGATAGTGATTTGAAAGATTTTAAGAAATATCTAGAAGTGTCAAAAGTTTTAGTTCAAGATATTGGTATTGAATATAAAGATGAAAACTTTATTAATTTGATTATAAAAACTGATGATTCAATAAATAGATTTTATACAGTAACTAAAAAATATTATGAAGAAAATGTTTTTAAATATGATGAATTTTTCAAGTTCAAATTAATACCAAAATGTATTTATCAACCATTTCAAATTCATAGATTAGAAAGTTATATTGAAAAAAAATACAAACCAATTGATAAATTAGTTAAATCTAAGAAATTTAAATTAGAAAATATATTTGATGATTTTAATGAAGATTTACCAAATTATGGTTTTGAAACAATAACTGATACTAATTTAAAAGTTATTGATAAAAAATTAAATGATATTAATCTAATAAAACTTATTATAAGATATAATATAAATCCATATCCTTACATTAATCCTAATTATGATGCTATTAATTTAGATCTATTAAAAAATATGTTTAATGATTTAAAAATTGGTGGTTTATGTTATAATCATAATCTAAAAAAATATTGTCATATTGATTTACATGATGATACTAATATTATTGATATAGCTACTGATAATAGTGTTAATAAAAAAATATTTGTTGAATTATTAATCAAATCAATAATTAGTAATAAACAAATTATAAATATTTATAATCCAATTAAGGGAATTATATTTAGATATGAAATAAATCAAGATATTAAAGATAAATTACTAGAATTAGTATCTTAAGGTGTACTATAACTTGATAGAGAATAGTTTCCTTTAACATGTGAATCTTATAGTCCTGGTCCTCGCACTGGTTTATGTAATTGTGCTAAATTACCTAATCTTATTGGTGAGCTTAATTCTGCTGGTCCTGATGTTTGTGCTAAATTTGATAATCCTAGTGTTGCAGGTTCTGATGTTTGTAATTGAGCTAAATTAGCTAATCCTGAGCTATATGCTGCTGATCCTGGCTGACTTGAATGTAAAAAAGATTCAGGATTAGATCCAAATAAACTTCTTGCTACACCACCAAAATCAGTCCTTATACTTGATTGTGTTTGCGGTTTAAAACTTAATTCAGGTCCTATTATATCAGGTCTTGAAGATTGAGATAATTTTAATAATATTTTATCAATTATTCCTATTTTTTTTTCATCAGCATTAGTTTTTTCTGCTTCATTCTCTGGTCTTGATTCCGAATATTGATCTTTTAATGATTGAAGTGTTAATAAATTAAATCCAGCAACTCTATTATATCTTGTTAAATCAGAAACATAAGTTAAATCAAAACTGTTTCTTCCATTAGTTAGAGTTATACTGCTTTCAAGAGTTGTTTGTTTGGGACTATATAAACCTAATTGTTGAATATTAAATTTAGGTAAAAATTTTTCATGATGTACAACTAATAAATCCACATCATTTGGATCTCCTAATTGAAATAATAAATCTTTATAATTTAAAGCTTTTAAATAGATAAATAAAGCAGAAGATCCAGTTAAAATTAACTCTGGATAACGTTTTTTAACCATATTATATATGTATCTAATATGTTCTTCAATATAATCTTCTTTAGATTTAAACTGACCAACTATACTCATATTATTAAATAATAGATTTTATTAAATATTTAAATCTAATTTACTATAGATATCATGAACTATTATTGTTACATATGCAGAAAGCAATTTTTAACACCAGAATTATTATGGAGACACCAAATTAAACACGATAATATTACTATGAATTATGTACCCAAACACAGTAATCAATTACAAAAAAAACCAATAATAAAACAAAAAATTAGATTAATTATTGAAATTGATAATCTATTAGATTTAATAGAATTTAGTAAAAAAATTGACATAGAATACTTAATTAAACCGGATATAGAGTACAATATAGATTTACAAATGTTAAAAAACTTATTACCTGATATGATTAACTTAAATAATATGATTGGTCAAAATAAAATTAAAAATCAAGTTGCTAATTTAATTTTATATTATAGTCTTCATTTGAATAAAAAAGAAGATGATTTATTACATACAATTATAGATGGAGAACCAGGAACTGGTAAAACTGAATTTGCCCAAAAAATAGCTAAAATATATCTAAAAATGGGGGTGTTGAAAAGAGATGTTTTTAAGAAAGTTAAACGATCTGATTTAATAGCTGGTTATTTAGGTCAAACTGCTTTGAAAACTCAAGATATATTAGATGAAGTTAAAGGTGGTGTACTATTCATAGATGAAGCATATTCATTGGGAAATAATAGTGGTAAAGATAGTGGAGATTCATACAGTAAAGAATGTATTGATTTATTAAATCAATCTCTAACTGAAATGAGAGATAAACCAGATGATTATTTTATTATGATTGTAGCTGGATATAAAGAAGATCTTAAGAAAAGCTTTTTTGGTGTTAATGATGGACTAGAAAGACGTTTTAGTATTAATTTTAGCATGGAATCATATTCTTCAAATGATTTAGTTAAAATATTTATTAAGAAAGTTAAAGATAATTACTGGAATATTTTAGATGATGCTATAGATGAAAAATTTATTGAAGACAATAAACAATATTTCAAATATCATGGTGGTGATATGGAATTATTATTTATGAAATGTAAAGTAGCACATTCAAAAAATATAATAAGAGGGAAAAATGATAATAAATCAGTATTAAATAAAAATGATATATTAGATGGAATGATAATTTTCATAGAAAATTCCAATGTTAGAGAAAGGCACGATGAAATAGATAATATTAAACTTCATTCAATGTACACATAAATTAAATTAATTAAGTAAAAAAATTTGTAAAAAATTTGTAAAAAATTATGTATATATAAAAATTATTTTCTATATTTATTTAATTTTAATGTCTTCTAATGGTTCAATCATGGAATTAGTTGCAAAAGGTAAGTTATCAGAAGATTTAATTGATATTAATAATAAAAAATCAGTTTTTGATTATGATATAAATAAATCTAACAATTATGCTAAAGGAGATAAAATATTTTATCCAGAAGGAAAACCAAACTGGGAAAATACTGTTAGATATTACATCGAAAAAAAAGGTGATATATTATATTCTATTTATTTACAAGTAAAATTACCAAAATTATCAATAAATAATTTGAACACACCAGTTCCTCAAAATGAAAAAGATTCAAGTAGTAAATTTCGTGTAAGATATACAGAACACGTTGGTAATGTTTTAATAGAAAAAGCAAGTTTATATTTTAATGGACAATTAATTGATGAATTATATGGAGATTATATGCAACATTATTTTGATTTATATCTCAGTGATTGGAATAGAAAAGTAGTATGTGGTTTTGATGAAAATTTAAATAAACCAAACTATAAAATTGAATCTGAATATATATATATTCCTTTAAAATTTTGGTTTTGTAATAATACTCAGAAACCATTACCTATTATTGCAATGCAAAATACTGAAATATATATAGATATTAAATTCAGAAATTTTAATGAATGTGTAAATGTGACAGAACTAGATAATAATAATAATTTATTTACATCAGAGTATACTCATTCTATTCTTCCTATTGAAGATGCAGTTATATTAGCTAATTTTTATTATTTAGATTTAGAAGAAAGAAAGTTAATGGCATCAAAAGAATGGGAAATATTAATTACACAGTCACAACTTAGATCAAAAGAATTTACTACAAATACAAGTTTAGAAATTGACTTTAATCATGTTGTTAAAGATATTTTTTTTATTGTCAAATCCTTAAAAATAAAACAAAAAGGTGAATTTTTTAATTATTCAGGTAGATTAACTTATCCACAATCTAATTTTATTACTTCACCGGGTTTTGATTATAAATTTTGGTCAGTTGAACCAAAAAGACATCTTTTATCAAGAGCACGAATATTATTCAATGGTATTGAAAGAATTGAATGGAGAGATGCAAAATATTATTATAATGTTCAAAATCATGATAATTATCAAAACACTCTATTATCTTTTGTTTATGTTTATTCATTTAATTTAGATCCAACATTAAATTACAGTAATAATGGATGTGATTTTTCAAGATTAGATAATTCACAAATTCAAATAGAAACAAAACCTCAAACTATTTTTCTTGGTGGTAATAATAATTATATAACTGATGATAAATATGAACTAAGATGTTATGCTACTAATTATAATATTTTAGTTATTAAAGGTGGATTAGCTGGATTAAAATATTCTAAATGATGAACTTGAATAAACACCAGGTGATAAACAAGTATTATTATGGCTTATGCTTATAATAAAGATTCTTATAAAAATAAGAAGAAAAGTAAAAAATCTACCAAACATAGAATATTAAAAATTTATAAAGATTAAAAACCGGCATTTACACCGCCGAAGATTTAAAATGAGACAAAACGGCTTAAGATAAAATATTATAATATAATAACAATGAAATAGTAAGAGTCCTATAATGACTTGTTCGTGCAGTTCCTGCTTTTCTCTTATAAGAAGGGTTTTTAGGTAGGAATAATAAAAGATACACATTAAAACTCATCAGTTGTATTTGACGATGCAACATACTCAAAATTTACATTTTCCTGAAATGGATAAACCTTAAAGAACATCATTTTGTATTATTTTAAATCTTCAAGGGTGTTAAAATACGCACCGCTCTAAAAATACTTGAAGCAGGTGGTCTAACAATAAATCACAACCTTTGATTTTTTAAGGATAAATATTTGGATTATAATAATTAAAAATATACTTTTCTTTATTATTATAATGTCAGTTTATAATTTTGATAAATTATGGTGTGTAATTGAATTATATACACCGATTGAAATTCCAATAAAGATGTATGATGATGATTTGATACCATTTGGTCATCTACCAGATTTTTTTAATTCACAAAATAGAATTAAACCATTTAATTTACAACCAAAACAAAATGTTAGATTAATTGGTATTTTTGATTCTTACGAAGTTGCTAAAACAGTTAGTTTTTCATCACCTAATAGAGTGTTACTTGGACCTTGTTCTGTAAATTAGAATAATAAATTTAATGTATTATATATTCCATTTTTTAGTTATAATTTCACATTGTTTATTAATTTCTGCTCTTTCATTCCATTGACAAATATAATTTAATTCAATACACTGTTTTTTTTCTTTAACTGAATTACAATATTCAGATGTTTTGAGATCATCTAATACCTGTTTAATTTTATACTTTTTATATAAATTTATTAAATAATAATATTTATTTGATATATATCGTATATAGGTCCAATATATTTTACCAATATTTGTATTTAGTCTTCCTTCAGTATTTTTTAATGAAAAGCTTAAAATTTGATATATATCAGTATTCATAAATCTAATTTGTTTTCTATTAGGATCAATATCATTTTCGTATATTTTCTTTTCTTTATCTTTCAGTAAATACTCAAATGCTTCTCTATCAACATCTCTAAAAGATAATAAAAATTTATCACTTGCTAAATATAAGTTATCTTGCAATATTTTTAATTCGGTTTTTTCATAAATGGTAATTTCAATTTCAAATTTTTCTATTTTTTCTAAAAAATTATTTACTGTTTTTGTTATGACATCTGCTAACCATTCAGTATTATTTCCAAAAAAATATATTAAATTCATATTAGGTTTGTTTGCCAAATAATTTTGTTTAAAAAATAAAAAATCATTATTTATAACATAATTAATTAATGGAACAAAAGCCCATGAATTTAGAGATTCTCTATTGTAATCAGATGGATTATAAATATTTAATTTATTAAATAGATTTATATTATAATCACCTCCTCTTTGATTTTTTAATTCTAAATATTTATTTTTATATTTAATATATTTATTTATATAATCTACTCTCATATTATATATATATATAAAATATCTTAATGAATTAATTGTTGATAATATCTATAATCTACATATAACATATGAACTATCATCAGGTGGTTTTGGTCCATTAGATGATATTCGAAACATTTGGCGCGGTG